GCGCGCTTCTCTTTAAGAGTCATCTTTGGCTCTTTCTTCTGGTTGGCGTTTCCTTTTTGTTCTTTATTTGCCATCTTTTTTATCCTTTACCTTCTCGGGTAGTTTTCCTTTTGGTGTTTCCTTCTGCCATTGGCGCGCCATCTGAGGATGGGTAGCCCACATCCACTTTTCTTGTTGTTTAGACTTAAATGGCATTATCCAACGTTATAGATAGTTAGGTTAGCGGAGGGAGACGCTGGACGAGTTGGGTTTGTTCCTGCCGCTGTAGCAAGAAGGGACATTCCTGATGCGCCAGACCACCAGTGAAATTGAATGTAGTCATTTGGCAGCACAGAGATAGGGGATTCAATGTTGGCTAAAACCTGTGAACCCTGCGCGCTAGCTGTGGTAAAGGTAAAAGCAGAGGCTGGAACTTGAACGCCGTTTTTAGAGAACCAAGTTGTGATGTGATAATCACTTGTACCGCCAGTGAAGTTAAACTGACCTAAAAAGTTAAGGTTGTATGTTCCTGGGTTTGCAAAAACAATTTTACTTTTATCCGATGTGTTAAGGGTCATGCCCTTGCTTATATTGGTAGTGTCCCAAGTAACAAGGTTATCCGCTGTAGTTCCTCCGCTAGCCTGGCTTGTGCTTAAAGCAAAGTTGCCGTAGTAAAGAATGGCGGCCGGCACTACCGGGGTATTTACTTTAACGCTCATGCGGTTGTCACCAAAAGCACAGCCACGTTAGAAGAAGAGGCGCTTGAAATAGCATACAAAGTCTCTGTTGGTCCAAGCGAGTCAATAGTAGCTGAGGTTCCTGGCAAGAGCGTAAGTCCGTATGAAGAAGAAGTTACGCCAGCACCTCCAAGGTAAACCGTTGCAACAAGGTCAACATTTTGCACAAAAACTGTTGCCTTATCCCAAACAAAACGCTTTTCAATAGAGTTGTTAACGAGGGCGTCTGTGTTAAGCGCTGTAGCCGTTGAGCTATTAAGCGTAATAACCGAGTGTGTGAGTGCCATGGGTCTCCTTAGTTGGCGTAGCTAGCAAATTGTGGGTCATTGACCATCTCCTCAGGCATAACCTGAATACAGTCAATAGCCAGCAACGTATACTGTTCAGAAATAATACCGCGTTGCTGTACCAAATATGGCCTGTATACTTCACCTTTCCAGACAACTCTGCTTTTATCCTGCTGGCCAAGGGCCTGAATCTGGCTTTCAAGTGTTGGGTCTATGTTCTGTAGGTCATCAATATTAATAGTTAAGTGCAGCTCATCAGCCTTGTAAAAACCCGCCTCAGAGGTTTTAGCGCTACCCGCAGAAATCACCGCTCTTACCACAGGGATCTTGTATGGCCCGTACCATTTGCGGCCGCCACCAGAGGTAGTTATTCCATCACCCACGTCATATATTGGGTCAGTAGTTGTACTTGTAGAGTCAAAAAACCACCATTGAGCCGTAGTACCGACGGGATTACGGAGCTCGGTATTGATACCGTCTCGAATAGTTAAAGACTCAAAGTTAGAGTCAAAACGACCTTCTTGTGTATATCCACGCATACTCTTATTATTCCTTACTTACTGTCTTTTGTAAGGTGTTCCGCGGCGGCTTCTGTGCCAGTTTTGCGGTAGCGAAAAGTCTCCCAAAGAGGGGCCGGGATCGCATGAATGCCATATAAAGTCCTGTGATGAGCTGTGCAAAGTACCTCCAGGTTTCCTGGGCTTTCAATCCACACTTGAAAGTCTTCGTCAGATTCAAAGTGAAGTCCAAAAGCCGCCTCAACCTTTTTAAGGTCCATATTGTTTACTTGAGAAAACTCGATGTGGGAGTGATGAAGCTCCGGAGTCCCTGAGCATAAGTCGTCATCAATAACGCACTTCCATAGCCCTTGTTTTTTTAGACGAGATTTAGCCTTATTAAATAGGTGGTAGTGGGGATCGTTTTCACGGGGTTCATGCTCTGGGGTAGAGACTGCTAGCGTGAGATTTAACCTATTCTTATGAGCGTCTGTCACCGTATCCACCCCTTTTTAATTAAATAAGTATTTTATTGTATCAGTCGTTTTTGGTGGTTGGGGTACTTACTGCCATCTGTATGGGTTCCATTAAAGTATCTTCTGCCAGAACCGTGAGGTTTTTTTTGATCATAAGAAGTTCGTTCTTTACCTAAAGCGATCGATTCTTCAACCTCATTGACGTGAAGTTCGGTGTCAAACAGGTCTGTTATAAGTTTGACCTCAAACTTATCCACAAAATACCTAGGGATAGGTATAAACGCTCCTAGCGCATCCCCCTTACGAACTTTAACTGTGTAATTTGGGACAGTAAGTTTTAAATTAAAAGTAAAATCTCTTCTGATTTGATCGCATTCAATCACTCCAGTCATAGCAACAGTTCCTGGTATAAACATGTTAGGCGGCTGTATGGTCATGATGTTAATTCCTGGAGGTGTTTTTATTGCAAAAAGGTTTTGAATGGTTAATATTCCGTGTCGAAACCCGCCTTTAATTATTTGCTTTATATCCGTGCCGTCATCTAAGAAGTTAATGGTGATATCTTCTTCGCCACCTGCCCAGTCAATGTCAAAGTCTCTAGTAGATTTAATAACAAAGCCATACTGGTTGCCAATGTTTAACGGCATACAGTAGTAGAAATGTGGGCTAAACCAATCTCTCTTGGGCTCACCTTTAAGCGGCATGATTACTTCTTTATAAAATCCGTCTCCCCCAATTGGGTGCGGAACTATAAGAATAGTGTTGTTAGGTACTTCATAACCTTTATCATTAAGATACGGACCAGCCAAGGGCTCTGCTCCGTTCGTAAGTCCAAAAAGAAGCTATTGTGTAGCGAATTCCGCCTTGAACTTCTGTGACACCGTGCATGTGCTCAGAGTCTCCAGGATGAATGGCTAGCTTACCTACCTCTGGGGTAACCTCAATTCCGTAATCCGGATAATAAGTGACGCCACCAGAGAACTCTGTATTTAAATAGATAATTGAGCCAAATACTCTGTGCTCAAATCCTGCTATATTTGCAGGTTTCATATCGTCAGCATGTGGGGCCTGTGAGTTTCCAGGAAACCACCTGCAAACGGATACAATATCCGGGTACACTTCTTGAGTAAGCTGGTATTCATCTTCAATATACTTTTTAATTAATAACGTTTTGTTCTTTAAAAGATCGCCTAGGTCATTTCCAAAGTTGGTATATATGCTTTGAATGTGGACTGCTCGGTTATCCCAGTGTTCATTACCATTTCTTTCCCATACTTCTTTAGTATTCACGGTATCAATAACAAACGCGCACTCCGACTCGGACAAAAAGTTATCGACAAGTTTACCTTTAAACATTTACTTATCCTCTTTACTATAGAAAGTTGTGCCGTCATATTGCCATCCAATAGCTACTTCTGTGTCTACTGGAACTTCCATGATAGTTATGCCAGATACAATAGCTTCTTGTATAAGTTTAAACTTCTCAACGCCAGGTATGGTAAGCGACCCAACAACATCTTCGTCAACCACTAACAGGTATTTTTTGTAAGACATCTCACCACTTACCTAACGGACAAGTTGCTTTTTCTAGTTTAGTTTTAAGGGCCATAAGACAGCCGCACAGTTTGCACTGTTTAGTTACCGGCACTAACTGCGGGCAGTCTAAGCATATATTATACCTAGAATCTTCTTTTTCTTTAGAAGCGTACTCCGTAGTTGGATTTAAAAAGTCCCAAGGTCTAGTCTCTCCCAGGCTTTCTTTGTATATTTGCCAAGCACTTTTTTCTTTCATTATTATATCTTAATTGCCTCTCCATTAATAAACGACCAACCTATATCGGCAGGAGAGTCGGCGGGCACCTCTACAAATTTTGGGTTTGAGAGGTACCCCGCTAAGTAGCCTTGCTCTAATAAATTTTCGTCGTTAAACGTGATCGGAAGTACAACCACGTTTTCATTGTTGAGCAAGACAATTTTTCGTATAGTCATGCTTGATAGTTTAGCACCCTACGCATCTACCGCCACTGTAGATACAGTAATGACATGGGTCATTGCCACATGAGTAGTTGTCTGGGCATGGTGGTGGAGGTGGTGGAGGTGGTGGAGGTGGTGGAGGTGGTGGAGGTGGTGGAGGTGGTGGAGGAGGAGGTGTTGGCGTAGGTGTTGGCGTAGGTGTTGGCGTAGGTGGTGGAGGAGGAGGTGGAGGTGTAACATTCGCAGTAGTTTGTTGGAATGACTGAGCCGCGTATTGACCAGTTTGGTTAAGCCCGTTATATAGGCGAAGTGTTCCCGTATAACTGAAATTTGAGGCCAAACCTGTCCACGTATAGGTGTTTGGGCTTCCATTGCCCGTGGCTAGTGGCAAGCTACTGGTAGAACCAATAGACCAAGAAGAGTATCCGGTTGAGCTTGACCAGTTAGCGGTTATGCTTGAGGAAGTTGCGCTTGTAGTTAGACTGCTAATAACAGGTATAGGATTTTGAGAGAAGTTGGCAGTAACGATGATATTAGACTGCACGTTAGTATCGGTTCTAGGGTTAGCCGTAGAGCCGTCACTCCAGTTATAGAACGTATACCCAGAAGAAGCAGTTGCCGTGACCGCAGTTCCGCTACCCCCAACCACCACCGTTTGAGAAGTTGCTCCTGTTATAGCTCCGCCTTGACCGGCTAGGTAAGCAAGATTGTAATAAGTTGGCCCAGGTGGTGATGGTGGTGCTGGTGGAGGTGGGGGCGGAGTAACGACTACATAAGGAGTCACTGAGTTAGACCCCGTTGATGCAATAGACGTTCCCTGAGCGTTTACTGCCGCAAGCGTAAAGGTATAACCCTGATTTGCCGCAAAAGAGGCTGAGTAAGTTAGAGGATTAGCCGTTGCCGCAGAGGTTAACGTTAGAGATATAGCGGGTGTTGGGGTAATAGCATAACCAGTGATGGAATTACCTCCCGTATTGCCCGGTGTATACGGCACAGAAATATGAGTAGCGTCCGGAGACGTTACCGTGCCTATTGTTGGCGCCTGCGGCACAGTGGCTGGAATGATTGCGTTAGATGCGCTAGAGGCCACTGAAGAGCCGTTAACGTTTGTAGCGGTAACCGTATAAGTTTGAGAAGACCCAGTTACATCGGATACAGAAAGCGGGTTTGCCGTTCCAGACCCCGCTGCACTAGAAGAAGAAGTTGCTTTGTAACTAGTGATAGTTTTCCCACCAGAACTTGAGGAGACTGTATAAGAAACTAATACTGTTGCCGTAGACGCGTAAGGCTGTCCAGAATTAAAAGATGCTACGCCAATAGTTGGTGTTGATGGTACTGTTGTAGCCGTAGTAGCTTGACTTGCTATTGATGATGTGGACGAACCAGTAGAATTAGAGGCAACTACTGTATAGGTGTACGCAGTTCCTGATTGCAACCCCGTAACAGTTACGGGGCTGGATGAACCCGTTCCTGTGTATGAACCTGGGTTAGAGGTAACAGTAAATGTGGTTGCAGCTCCGCCAGTTGCTGCTGGGGTAAATGACACTGTAGCCGCTCCATTATTAAATGGGCGGTTAGTTCCTACGTCTACAGCAACTACGTTTGTAGGTCTGTCTGGAACATCCGGAATAGTAACGTTTCCAGCGTCCGCGTTTCTGTACTTATTTCTGTTTAACGTATTAAGTCTGCTAGCTTTTTTAATCATAGACTAGCCTCCTTAATTGTCTTTAACTTGCGCATCCTCGTAGGTATACCCTGTAGTGCCAGAATTACTGGCCTTAGTAGCGGACATTAAGCGATCTCGCTACCAAATGCGCTAAATGAAACAGTCGCGCTAGAAGCATAAACACGAATAGTTGCACCATGCTCAAGGGTTATTCCTAGAGTAAGAAAAGTGGTGTCGTTGGCATTTACTGTCGCCCCATACACAAGCCAGTTGGCGCCAGAAGAAGAAGAAGTTCCATTAGGCCACACAGCAATTCGGTAGGTTGCGGGTGATGCAGCCTGGTTACAGATAGCGATAGTGGACACTACTGCTACGGCCGAACTACCGCCTGGGGTATATAAAGTGGCTTCTGTTGTAGCTGCTGGGTTTACTTGACCTAGTACTTTATAGGCGGTTGCCATAGTGCTCCTTAAATACGAGTTCTTAAATTATCCCCACTAAGGGGCGTTTTGTCCTACCTAACCCAGCACATTCCCACATCCGCTGTAGGTCGTAGGTTTGCCTCTTTCCAGCCGCCGTTTTCCCAAGCGTCTTTATTCTCCGTCACCCACTTACAGAGGTGATAGTCTGCGATGGGGTACCATTCTGTAGGCTCTTCTAGGTGATTAACAATAAACTGTGGCGCAACCTCTGTGTAGCCTAAAGAAGATAGGTGCTCTAGCTGAGAACAGTGCTCTTTAACCGTGGCATCTGTCCACTCAAAAGCAAGAGTTCCGTACTTTTTAGTCATACCCTTAAACACCAGCCACTCTGCGCCCTCAACATCTACCTTTATTAGGTCGGGCTCACCATAGGTTTTTGCAAGAGTGTCAATAGTCACAGTGGTTGCTGAGACTGTGCGGTAAGGCTTGCCCACATAAGGAAGAGTTTTGTCAGTTAGCCAGTCTTTATTAAGAGTAGATAGCCCATCCTCCTCAGCTTCATAGAACTCTACGCGCTCATTATCTACATCTGCTACAGCGGCTTTAAGTGGTATTACCTCGGGGACATAGATAAAGGTAGACGACAACTGCCTGTAAATTCTGGGCGCCGCTTCAACAGCAATTACTTTATACCCTTTATTTAAGCCAGCAACCGTTGCGTCTCCTCGGTTAGCCCCGATATCAAATAGAAGCACCTGTTCTCCTTAAGTTATCCACAATCGCATTGCGGTAATTCTCTGGTATGTCCTTAGTAAGTAGGTCTTTAAAGATGCTTGTTGACTCTTCGGCTCGTCCTACCCACCAACCAGAAACAGCTACTTCAAAGAGTAAGCCAACACCGCCCGGGTAATCCAACAGTTCATTCTTTATATTTGTAGAGTAGCGCAGTCCCATGCGTGCCCACGTGTAGCACTCTTGCCAGTTGCCTGAGCGATCGTGGAACCTAGACATAAGAAAGTACGCTTCTTCTCTCTCAGGTAAAACGGTAAGCGCTTGAAGGATGCAGTTACTTACAGTATGTTGCCTATCGTTTTGGTCTTCAAAGCAGATAGAGGTTCTTAGTAAGGCTTCATATGCGTAGTCTGGGTTAGTCTTATAGCCATACTCCGCAGTCCTTAGGTAGAAAGAGACGGCAGAGGCTGTCTGTCCTAGTCGGTCATACTCTTGGGCACACTGAAAGTTAAGCAGTGGGTTAAACGGGTCTTTAGATAGACGGACTACTAGGCCCTCAATTTTCATAGATAAGCGCCTCCAGGATTAGGTCTTCTACTACTTTCTTAGGGGTGCGTAGAACAAAAGCCGCATTATCTTGGAACCCAAAGCTAATAAGTAGGTCTCCATTATAAATGGCCGCGCCCACGCAGAACTCGATACGAGCATCCAAGAAAGAGAAGGCATTAGAGAGCCCTACAAAGTTAAACTGGTCATCCCATAAAACTAAGCGGTGGCGGTAGATACCGTCTTTCTGCTGTAGATAGTTCTTAAATAGATTGACCTCATGAGTGATGGCAATATACATATTGCCCCACTTAATGGCTTGGGTGCCTCCGCGCTGATCTGCTGGGGCAGGGGGAGTTTCCTTTACAAAGATCTGTTCAATCTTAGGTTCTTCAGGGTCGGCTTTAACCATCTCTGTGGGCATAGTCCACTTAATAAAGTGGTAAGGCCTATCTAATATCGGGTACCAGTTCTTCTCACAGTAAGATCCATCGTCTTTAGGGGCAGGAATGCGCACACGCTTAGTCTCTTTAATAGACCAGCCCTCTTTGTTTATCTCTATATGAGAATACTCCATGCGCCCAACACCTGTGGTGGTGGTGTCGCGCCGAACACCTATTAGGTAGTACTTACCTTCCCATTGAACTAAGCGGGCGTCCTCCAAACCAACGAACTCCCATATAGGAGTATGAAGATCTAGCATCTCTACCCGCGCATAGTCGGTCATCTCTAGATCGGAGTTAAGCCTGCAGAGGTAGTTCTCAGTTACAAGGCGCTGGTCTTTCTCAGGGTGCAAATAAGCAAGCGGACCCCATCTAGAAGGGAAGCGTTGCTCGTTCTCGCTATGATACAAAATGTAATTAACTACTCGGACATTAACAAGAATATCGCCATCTTTGTCTATAAATACAGATGGGTTCATTCCCCCGAAAGTATCGGGTATTGCTATCGGTGCTAACTTGCCACCTTGTCCAACCGCCTTTTGGACTAGATTCATTTGCTTCCTTAGTTAGTTGCTGCCGTCAAGTAGGAAACTGTAACACCTTCTGTGTCCGAAATCAGGAACAGGGGAGTTTGAGCCGAGTAGGTTACAGAATCAGAAGCATTAGCAGGAATGAGGTAGCCGACATTATCTCCGCTTGCAGATACCTGTGGGTTGCCGATATACAGGTTGGCAGTTGCGTGGGTATTGCGAATTTTGATCGTGGTATTTCGACCTTGAGGCTGAACCATTAAAGCAGTAACGGTTGTGCCAACTGTAAGCGTTCCTTGCTGAATTGGGAATGTCATTGGGATCTCCTAGGAAGTTGTATAGGTAGAGGTTAATTTAACATAAGAAGGCTGCTGTTGAGGCGCTAACGTTGAAGAAAAATAAACTGGGTACTGACTTTGGTAATCTTGTGAACAATATACATAGTGACCATTTAGTTTTTTTGCAATTCCAGCATATGAAATTCCAGTTGAAATTATAGAAAAAGTGCTGCCCCCATCAGAAGAATAAATTGCAGCAGCATTACCTTGAGTATTTTCAATTATTAAAATTTCGTTACCTGAAACAACAATTTCAAGACTGGCTCCTGTGCAGTTAGTCCAATTAAGAGAAACTTGAGTCCAAGTGTTAGTGCTAAGGTTAGAACATTTCCATAACTGAGCATTTCCGCTACCAATACCAATAGCAACCCAATAATTAGTTCCATCCCATTGAACAGAACTGAACTGATTGTAATTAAAAGGGCCAAAAGCGGCAGCAGTCCAAGAATTACTTGCTGGATCTGAACTATAATAAACATAACCAGTTGCTAGGTCGGAAACAAAAGTGTAGCCATTTTGATAGGACAATGCTCCAACAGAATTCCAAGGAGCGCCATAAACCAAATTCCAGCCGTTAATTGGATCGCCATAATTATAATAATTAGAAAAGCCGCCAACTACAACAAAATAGTTAGTCGCAGAATTATAAATAATATTATTGGCAAATGCGTTGTTATAACCATTTACACCGCCATTAGGCAAGGATCCACCAGTCCAATTAACTCCATCGCTAGAATAACTGATCTGATAGCCCATTTGATTATATTGCCAAGTTTTAACAAAATGGCCGTTTCCATAAGCCAATCCCCAAGTGTTGCCGTATTGTCCTATACTTGCATCTAAAGTAGTAGTCCAAGTATTACCGCCATCAGTTGAATAAGAATATGTTGAATACGGTTGATCGACAATATAAATATTGTTTCCATAAGCAGCAGTCTGATAATTATTATTTGTGTTTCTAAATGCAACAGGATAAGCGACTGGTGTTGTTCCAGTAATAGTCGTTGCGGGTGAAGTCAAAGTTAATTTGCCAAAATTGCCAGCAGGAGTATTTCCGTTAATCGTAAAAGTCGCAGGGTTTGTCGAGGGGGTTTCGTACAAATAACTGCCAGCAGGTATCGAAACACTAGCAGTTGAGGTGTGACCTAATGCAGCAGCAGGGAAATAAGTAGCATAAGCAGAAGTTCCAGCACTACCTGTAATGCCTTGAAGTCCTTGTGGACCAGTTACTCCTTGCGCGCCAACAACAACAGGCTTCCAAGAAGAACTCGCGGTGTCGTAATACATAAGTTGTGACATGGGGATCTCCTAAGCAATATTTCCGAATGTAAGAGGTGCGCCCCATTGAGTTCTATTTACAAAACGGAACCAACCTTGAAGCAAACGAATCTGACCAGTTGAAACAGATGCCATAAGAGGGAATCTACCTTGTGCGCCTTGGCAGAATCCGCGAATTGTAATCATGTGAGTAGCAGCAGTATTGCCGCCTGATATTGCTTTGTTCGAAGTTTGATTATAGTTAGTAATACCAGTTATGGCAGTACCATTTTGTAACATAACCTGAACATTGGTCATAAACGAGCCGTTAGCAACTCCACCCCATCCAAGGGTAATAGTTCCTGTTCCAGAATTAGAAACATACATATTGTATTCAAAATCATAAGCATTACCTGCTAAAGTATATGGAGCAACACCAAATAGGCTTGTGGCAGTTGTTGTTATGATCGAGCCTTGAGTCCAAGAAGCATAATACTGCTCTGCTGGTATTTGCTGGTTCTTGTGGTTGTCATCGCCAACAGTTGCATATCTAGTTGAATCATTTGTACCTGTACCAGCGTTTCCGCCAATAAGAGGGTAATTTGCGTAAAAAGGGTCAATCGCTACCGTATTGGCGTTATATACATAAGGCTGACCTAATACAATCGAATTTGAAACATTTGAAACAGTTGAACTACTGCCAATATGAATAGTGTTACTGCTAGTTGAAACTTGATACCCAGCATAATTACCAACAAAAATATTGGCGCCACCACTAGTTAAACCGTTACCCGCAGAATTACCAACAACAACATTGTTAGATCCTGAAGTTAAACCAAAAGCAGAAGCCAAGCCAATCATTACATTGTCATGCCCACTCACTGGAGCAGTAGAAGCGATATTAGTACCAATAAAAGTATTTTGATAACTAGTATTAGTACCAGTACGACCAATATTTGTACCCATGGCAATGTTGTAATTGCCAGTTAAAGAAAGTTGAGTCGGATCGCCAACAAACAAACTATTGCTAAGTCCTGATGGAATATTAACGCCATATCCAGCAGAACCAGTAGTACCTTGAAGTCCAAGCGACCCTTGAATACCAGTAGTGCCTTGAATACCAATAGAACCAATAGTGCCTTGCAAGCCTTGAGTACCCTGCGCTTGGTTAAATCCACCACCCTGAATACCTTGAGTGCCTTGGATCGAACTAGATGACAAAACAGTATTTACCCAAAGTACGCCTTGGTTGGCAGGAGCAGTAGCACCGAATACAACACCCTGAACACCGATGTTGCCTTGGATACCCTGAAGTCCTTGGATACCGTAGAAGCCTTGAAGTCCAAGAGTTCCTTGGGTTCCAACAAATCCTTGTGTTCCAGTCGCGCCCTGCATACCAGTAACGCCCTGAAGTCCAACTGAACCCTGATTACCAATAGTGCCTTGTGATCCTGTTGCGCCCTGAAGTCCTTGAACGCCTTGGCTACCAATAG